GCCCAGAGACGGGCGGTCACGATGCTGCCGGAAGCGCGGCGACGATTGCGCGTGCGGTCGCCCACGAGTCGCGCGCGGCAGTGGCCTGGGCGTGGTCTGATGCGGCATCGCCGTAGTGGGTCTCGAGGATGACGGCGGGGGCACGAGTCGACCGGAGCAGCCACAGAGACGCGCCTGACCAGCTGCGGGCCTGCGCTCGTGCTCCTCGGTCTCGTGTGCCCTGGGCGCGAGCCACAGCTGCCGACAGCTGCACCGCCCACGTGCGCCCGGCGACGGACCCCGGCCAGTGCAGAGCCATCGTGCCGGTGACCTCGCGCTGGCCTGGCGCCTCCGGAAAGGCATTGAAGTGCAGGCTGACGACGAGGTCTGGAGCCCACCGATTGACCTGCGCGGTGAGAGCACGCATCGACCGGGTGTAGCCTCCGCAGGGCCGGTAGAAGACCTGCACCTCGTGCCCGGCCTCGGTGGCGGCCGCCTCCACCTGGTGCGCTAGTACGCGCTGCCACGCCCACTCCTGCACCCCGTCGACGGCGACGGCACCCTGCGCTGACTGACTGTGTCCGACTACGATGGCAAGACGCATGACACTATCCTATGCAAATGGCCCGGAATCTCCACAGAATCCGTGCAAAATTCACAATTTGTGTAACGCCAGATTCGCGCGTGGAGCCGTGTGGGCCTACGATGTGGGTAGGGGATGACACCTATGCACGACCTTGCAGCACGCCTCCGACACCATGCCGATGCCGATGATCTCGCCGCCCTTGCCGAGGCGCTGGAGGGCGCTGCCGCCGAGCTTTCCGACCTCGCAGCACAATGCCGACGCCTTGCTGGGCGCGCGCTGGACGAGTCCGCAGCTCGGCGCGCCGCCATCACGGAGATGACTCGGCGGCTCGATCTACTGGCTGCGCAGGTGACGTAGTCATCTGCATGACACCTGCTAGTCCTGTACAGACTGCCACCCCGAGTGTGACCATTGTCACTATGGCACCCGCCACCTGCGCGACGGGAATGGCCTGGATCCGGGCCAGCAGTCGAGGGAGCGTGGTCCCAGGATCAGGCGGCAGCACCAATGGGGGCGCAGGCTCGGCGATTGGGGGCGGCGGTGGAGCATGGATCCTCGGCGGGGGCGCCTGGCGCAGGGGCCCGTGGTCCGTGGGGTCGTCCACCCCCATGCGAGAGTATGCGTCCTTGGCGCCGGCCTCGTAGGCCTCCCGGCGGGCTGCCTCCACCTCGCTCCGTCGCTCCAGCGACGTGACCCGATCGGCCAGTGCCGCATGCAGCTCGCGATTCGCGATCCCTTCATCTCGGACCCGCTCGGATAGCTCCGAGAAGGCGGTCCCCAGGCGATCGGACAGATCGGAGACAGTCCGTACTACGTGGCGGACCTCCACCTGCAGTGCAGCGACCTCACTCATAGTATCACCAGCCTCGGGGATGTCGTGCCAGCAGCCGATGACAGCGACCAAGAGATCGATCCATCTGTCACCTGCGATCCCGGCGTCGTCAGGGCGGTACCAGAGCCCGTGCCGTCGATACCCGATACCGGCCGCAAGGCCGATGCCGCAGCGCCCTCGAGCGCAGACAGGGACAGCGCAGCCGCAGCCGCATCAATCTGAGCATCCGTCGGCCGGGTCGACATCAGCACATACTGGATGTCACCCGATAGTGTGCGCTGCGGGTCGGCATTGATATTGCCGAGGTGCGCTGTCATGCCACCCGTCGACGGGTCGCCATTGACCGCCTCTGCCACCCCGCCAGACGAGTCACCGACGCCCACCTCGCACTCATTGATTGAGCCCCGCTCCCAGCGCATCCAGACCAGCTTGATCGTTCCGTCATAGAGCGCCGCGTCTCCACCCGGGTAGGCCAGATCTGGAGTCGCCGCATTGGCGCCACCCGTCGACCACCGACACAGCGCGGCGATACGATCGGAGGCCCCGGAGGGGGAGATCTGGAGGAAGATGGCTTTGCCGGCCCCATTGGTCAGATGCAGGATGCCGCCTTGCTCCGATCCGATGGCAGTCGGATTGACGAGGGCGAGGATCCCGCCCTCCGAGCCAATCGAGAGCCCAGACGCCGTCAAATGCTGGCCGGTCGTCACGAATTCGAACGCGTCGGCGTCCGTGGACGAGTCCGTGATCACGACCTCATCTGTGGTGGTGTCCGATGCCGAGTCATTGGGCCCTGTCTGTGTCACCGCTACGTCGTAGGTACCCACTGCAAGCGTCTGGCCAGCGGATGCCAGGTCGAGCGACCAGATACCCCCGGCAAGGGTCAGGTGCGCCGACGCATCGGTATACCCGGCGCCATCCACAGACACCGCCAGGGACACCAGCGCCGCGGGGTCGTAGGTGCCCGTGATGGTGGGCTGTGTCGCCAGTGTCGCTAGGCTATCCACCGTCACCAGGGACGGCGTCACAAGCAGCGGAGCACCCGCGGCCAGCGCTGCGAATCGGCGCCCCAGTGCGACCTGCGTTGCAGTGTCGTAGTGGGACCCGTCTGCCTCCAGCGAGACATAGTCACTGGTGATCAGTGACGCCTGCGACTCGGCTGCAGCAAAGGCGACCATAGCCGTCTGGATCTCATCCGCACTAGGCCTGGAGCTCCCTTCGAGGCCAAGGTCCAGGATGAACTGCATGTCGCTCAGATACAGCTGGGCAGCTGGGAAATCGGCCCATATCTTGGCGCCAATTCCGTCGAGATACCCACGCGCAGTGGCCACGGACACAGTCCCGGCCGAGTCATTGCCGCCGAGATTGATCAGCCACGCAGCTGGAGCCTCAGATGCATTGGACACGTGGGTAAGAAACGAATCAAGGCGGCTCGCATTCCAGTCCTGCAATGTCGAGCCGCCCCACCCGTATTTGATGATCCGGATCGCGCGGCCATTCTCGGCGGCCCACGTGAGGATCCCAGCCTCCGGGCCGAAGCTCGGTGCGCCCGGTGTGCCCTGCGTGCCCACAGACCCATAGTCCACGTGCCGTGGTACGTCCGACTGGCCTGGCCCGATTGCAGGGTCAGACTGGCGAAAGTCATTGAAGACGTGACAGCCAATGGGTGTCGGCAGCGTACCCGACGTCCGGCCGTCTGCATTGCTGTCACCCAGCACGGCGACACGGAGGGCTGGGCCCGTGGGCATGCCGGAGACCAGGGGCACCGCGGAGCCCACATCGATCGCGACGTAGGACCCCGATTCGTCCACGACCTGGGCCCCTCCGGTGGCGACTCCCGCCGCCACGATAGGGCGTGGGTACAGGGCCGCGTCCCCCTCGGCAGCGCCGAGGTGGCCAGCCGCCTGGATGGCCTGCAGCTCGGCGTCTGACACCGCACGGCTCCAGAGCGCGATCTCGAAGGCCCCCGCGTATGCATTGGCGGCCGAGCCGCCGGAGGATCCCACCTCCCAGACTGTCACCGCCGTGCCCGTCACCGAGATGGCGACGGATGATGTCGTACCAGAGACTGGGTCGCCCCAGATGAGCGTGAGCGTGCCGCCGGTGTACCGAGCCGTGATCCAGATGTCGGAGTCACCACTATAGAGCTGCTCATCGGTCCCCGAATACGCCAGCAATCGAGGCGTCGGGGAGCCGGACGCGCCGGCTCGCATGCCCATCACGAGGCTGTCTGGGGAGCCTGGGGCGAGCCCGAAATAGCATAGCCCACCCCCCGAATCCCGACCCTGCAGGAGCAGCCCTGCGGTCGATCCGATGGCGGTCGGGCGGATCCGCGCGGTGATCGTCCACGACGCGCCAAAGGTATAGGGCACTGGGCCACCCGACAGGGACCGGCCCGCCAGGAGGGGACGGGTGAATCCCTGACCGGCGATTGTGACCTCACCGGAGGTGGCATCAGTCACCACATCCAGGCCCTGCCCTGTGTGGGACACTGCCACGTCATACACGGCGGACTCCAGCACCTGTGCACCGGCCAGAGCCAGTGTCCAGACCCCAGAGCCGACGGTGAGCTGGGGAGACGTGTCGGCGTAGGTGGTGCCGTCGATGGTCACCGACAACGCCGAGAATCCCCCAGCATACGTACCCGCGATGGTGGGGGACGCGTCGGCGGTGATCTGGGCCGTGACCGTCGGCGGAGTGGGGATGGGAGCGTAGATCGCCAGCTCGCCGGAGGTCGCGTCCGACGCCGTGTCGTCCGGCCCAGTCTGGGTGACCGCCACGTCGTACGTGCCGAGGGCCAGCGCAAAGGGCACCGGCAAGCTCCACGCGCCCGACGACGCCGAGAGCACGGGCCCCGTGTCGGCGTAGGTCACGCCGTCGATGGTGACCGCCAAGCCGACGAATGCGGTCTGGTCGTAGGTGCCGGTCACCGTGGGGGTGGTGTCAGTCGTCGCCAGGGGTGTGACGGTCACGAGCCCAGGCGTGATGGGATTGGACGCGCCCGGCCGAGGTGGAGGGAGCACGCCTGTGTGCGTGTCCGTGTCGAGCACCCCCAGCAGTAGCCCGATGTCCCGCATCAGCTGGCGGTACCCACAGCGACGGTCGCAGACACCGTGTCATGGACGCCGTACACACCATCACCCGATGTGACGACCGGTATGGCCTCGTCGGTCAGTACCGGAGCCGTGAGATGCAGGTGGTAGGCCGACCGACCCGCCGTGCGGGCGCGCTCGTCATACCCCTCAGACGTCAAGATCCCGATCACCGCGAGCACCCCCCACGCCGTACGGCAGTCCTCTGGTCCCGGCGCCGACACATAGGTGCTCGTAGCAGTAGCGGCAGTCCGGGTCCGGATGGTGAGGGATGCAGAGTCGACCTCCCGGACGACCCGCATCGCCGCAGCCGCTGGGGCCGATGTGGATGCGCCGAGGGCATACGTCGTGTACCCGGCGGTCGTGGCGTCACCGGAGATCCGGATGGCCTGACCATCGCCGTATGGCACCACCACCGCGGCTGTGATGGCGGCTAGATCGGTCACGATCTGCGCGGCCCACTCGGCCAGGAGGCTCGCCAAATCGGGCTCCGCCGCCGCAGCGTATGTCGACACCACCCCATCCACCTCGACCACATACGACCCCGTCAGCGGGGCGGTGGTCGCTACGACCAGGTAGCAGGTGCGAGTGCCGAGCTCCCGGTGGAATCGCACCGAGAGGTCAGCAACAACCGATCCGCTGACCGTGTGACCCACGGTCGCACGCGTGGGCCGCGTCCAGGGGTCGGGGTCGAGGGTGTATGGGTCGCTGGCCGTGACCCCCCCGCCCGATACCTGGGTATTGATGCCGGTGGTGAGCAGGGCCCCTTGGGTGGCGTCGCTGATGGTCATAGTGCGTCCTCGAGCGATGGGTACTCTACAGTGATGGCCGTTTTGCGGATCCGCAGATTCGATGCTATCCCGCTTTGCGTGGCTTCGATTCTAATGCCGTAGGTGTACGCTCCATTATCGATGAGTTCATCAAACGGGAACGGGAACGTTGCGGGGGATATTTGGTATAGCGGAGCCGATACTACAGACCCGTCAGCCACGTGAGTTGCAGACCAGATGACAGTGCGAGCACCAGCATTGCTTACACGGAAAAACTCGATCTCCAGCCCTCCCTCTGCAGGAGCGACGTAGTCATAGATCTGCTGGATGTGGCGGACCCGTGAACCATCCGGCAGATCTAATGGAACGATCACTACGATTTGAGCCGACGCCCCATTGGGGCCAATGTAAGTGCCGTCCTCACCGAGCCCGACGAACCATGTGCCCCATATCTCTGTGTAGGCCAATACCGTCCCATGCAAGCCTGGCAGATAGCTTTGGACCTTTTGAACTCGGCCATTTGTCTGCAGCGAGGGCGGGCCAATCCAGGTTGTGATCGCAGAAGTCAATAACTCTGATGCAAAGTACACAATCCAGTCGTACAAAACTCCGATCAACTCATTGTGCGCCAATGGCGGGACCGGCATGTCAGGTCGAAAGCCTGCAGGGCGCAGAGCCGACACGTCATTTCGGACGCCCGGATCGGTCGCAAAAGCTACGGGCTCGGGGGTGGGTCTTGCCATGGTCAGAGTCCTTGATTCGGTAGTTCGTAGGCGTATGAACCGACGTCGTACCCCGTGCCGGTGTCGCCATAGATTGCGGTCGTGCGCGTCGCCATGGATGCATGCCAAGTGGTGTCTGCAGGGATCATATCGGATACCACCATCGCGGCCCTACGCAAAAACGTGGACGTCGGGTACCAGTCGATGAGCGACCACAGGATGACACTCCGGCGCTCGCCAATGAGTGTGATATCCTGCTCGCCGCACAGGGCCCGCCACCCACGGGCCACAGAGCGGGTATTGATGCCCGCCCAGCGTGCCACCAGTCGTCCTGCAACGATTCGCCGGTACTCCAGATCGGCCAGCCCTCCACGGTCCTCTCCGACGGACTGCCCTACGATATCGATGGATAGCCCGGTTGCGCCCTCGATATTTGCGAAAGCCTCGACAGCATCAGCATAGCGGGCGTCCAGAGTTGCCAGCGGCCGTGTGAGCCGGGCGAAGTAGGAGCCGCCAGGCTCGCGGGCAGCCACTCCGGGGAGTAGTGCGATCGCCGCCTCGTCGTGGTCCTGGTAGGGGTAGATCAAGCCCGTCATGGCACACCCACTGTGATGGATGGCACCAGGATGCTGGTGTACAGCGTCGGGGTGATATTGGTACCGGTCAATCCGTCCAGTGTGATGACGGCATCCGTGACACCGACGACGCGGGACACGGCCCCCGTCACCGCGAGCCACCGCAGGACGTCACCCGGCTGCAGGCGTGAGAATACAGCCGTGACGGCGGCATCCACAGCGGCCATCGCGTCCGCATCGTCGATGCCCGACACGGTCAGGGCGATGGACACCGTCACGGATTGAGTGCCGCCGATCGTAAAGGATTCGGTGGCCGTACCCCCAGTCTCGGTCTGCACGATGATCGAGGTCGTGCCCGTGGTGTCCGAGCCGGCCGGCTTGAGATCGTGCAGCAGCTGGCCGATCTGCACGAGGCTCGTGTCATCCAGTGCGACGGTGCCTGGATTGTCAAGGAAATCACGGGTCGCTGCGACGGTGACCGCGAGCGCGCCACTCACACGCAAGATGGAGACCGCGTACACGCCCCGCACCCCCATCAGGCCGGCGCGCAGTGCACTCAAAGACCCCCCGGGCTGCGTCCGGGCGTCACGGAGTCGCGCGCGGATGGACGCGGCAGTCTCGGCATCGCGGCCGATGACCAGTGGCTGGTCTTGCTGCTCAATCTCCAGTCCGGACGGCAGCGTCAGTCGCTCGTCGCCCGTGGCAAAGAGGCTCTGTCCGGTGCTGTCCTGGGCCACCGGCCCAAGTGTGGTGGCCTCCACAATCACGACCGAGCCCACAGGCAGATCGACGGATGAGGTGATGTCGATGGTCTGCGGCGGCGTGTCCGATGTGTAGGCCTCGAGGATCTGCCACTCCTGCGTCGCCGTGTCCTTCGCGGTGTCCCCTGCCTTGCCCGCCCCCGCGTCCGTGACGCGTGTCCGCAGCCGATGACGGGTCGCCTCGCCGATGACCAGGCCCCTCTCCAGAGCCATGCGAGTCACCACGGCTGGCGGGGCCGTCTCCACCGACAGGCATGCGAGTAGGAGGGCTCCGCCCTGATCGACTCGGAATGCGAGCTCGCCCGCTCCCGCCGTCCATGCGCCGTCCACCGTGCCGTCGTAGTCGCCCGTGACGCCTAGATCGTCGTCGATCGCCGCCTGGATGTCGATCTCGTACGCTGCGGCCGTGGTGACGGTCCAAATCTGGGTGTCCTCGATCATCCGATCACTCCGATGCCCTGTGTCATCAATCGCATCCACACCGCCGGCAGGCCGTCTGCCGAGACCGCCCCGAGTTGCGCCTCTACGGTGGTACCATCCGAGTCGCGCACCTCTGCCCGCACGGAGATGTGCAGGATCCCGTCCGAGTCACGGGACACGGTCACATCAGTGACGCGCTCCACGCCCGGCTCCTGGCGCGCCTGGGCCCGCACACGCCCCTCAATCTGGATGAGGGGTGTAGCGGGAGCCTCCCGCCACACGTCCCAGGGCAGGCCGAATGCGACATCATCAGGCCATGTCCCACGGATGGTCTGCAGCCGTACTTGCAATCGAGTAAGTACAGCGAGCGCACCAGAGACGTGGCGGAGAGGATAGGCCACCGAGCGGCCGTCCGTGGAGAGGGCGAGGACACGGCTCATGAGTCCACCAGGATGCTGTCAGACTCAACCGATTGCACCGGGACTGGGAATGGGAACGGCGACGGCGGGCCCGCCGTCGCACCGCTCACTGGCAGGGTCAGGTTATTGAGCGCGTCACGGATAGCGTCGAGCTGCGCGTCTACGCGCTCCGCCAGCGCCAGCGCTCGATCGGCGGTCGACGAGCCCACATGCAGGGCCTCAGAGCCGCCAAAGTATATGACCGGCTGGCCGTCAGACCGCCACTGGGAGGTGGGCGCGTCCGCGTGTGGGCGGGAGTATCCGGGCAGCAGTGCGGCATCGGATAGGCTCCAGCGGCGCTGGGATGCCGGGTCCACAGGCCCTGTGGTGCCGCCGTCAATCTCATCGTGTGACCGGTGGCGGAATACGAGCAGGCACTCATCGCCATCCTCCAGGCCCATCGTCATCCCGCGCACCGAGCCACGCGGCCAGATGACCGGGACTCCCGGAATGGCCAGAGTCGGCACCGGCACCCGCACGCCATCCACGCTGCGCTCCTCTCGCACGAGGGGGGTAGCGGTGGCGGTCGCCGTGCCGGGGTTGTAGTCACTCACGCGGACTGTCACGGCCACCCGCACGGACCGTCGCACAGCTTCATACAGCGCATCGAAAGCATCCGTCAAATCAAGCGTATCGGTCATGACGCCACCCGCCCCACGACCGTCGTGGTCCACGCGTCGCCCTCAGTGTCGCCCTGGTGCTGCACCTCTCGGGCCACGACCTCTCCACTCCATCGCGAGGAGCGGACCTCGAGGCGGTCTCCGGGGCGCATGGCAGGCAGGAGCCGGGCCGTCACCGTGATCTTGCCGCTGGCCGTCGGGCCCCCATTGGCGCTCTGCAGACCGGACCGGGACCCCAGGATGACGACATTGGTACGCGCACGCCCACTACGGGGCCACACACGCAGGCGCCCGGAATGGATGGACCATTGCGAGCCGGACTCCTCCGCCAGGTCGGTGATCGCCCGGACTGCCGACCCCTCCAGAGTGTGTCCCCGCTGGTGGGTGATGTCCTCGCCGAGCTCCACCACATCCGCGGGGATGGCCATCGCGAGACGCACATGCTCGATGAGCTGCGATGTGGTCACCGGGCCGGCCACGTGCTCACAGAGCATGGTCCGGATGATGGGTCGCTGCGACGAGATCTGCAGCGCCACGCGCGGCTGCAGATCGTCGCGGAGGTCACGGAGCGAGTCGCGGATGATGCCGCCTCGGGCCACCTCCACCTGCTCGCCGTACCCGGCCAGGATGCGCACGATTGTGCGAGGCGAGCGGAGGTCACCGATCAGCTGGTAGCTGGGATTGCTGATCTCCACAGTGGCGCCGGGAGACGACCCGCCCAAAAGCACATTGAAGCGCATGTGCATGCCCTCGTGGAGGGTGGCCTGACCCGTCTCCGGGATGACCTCCAGGCCCCAATCGCGGCCGAATATATCGCCCATCACAGACCCCCAACGGCGATATAGGACCGGTCGAAATACGGCGTAGACTCCACCGCATCGTCGTAGACCAGGCGGAGCGTGTCCCCGATGTCCGACTCTGTGTAGTCCTCCGGACCGACGAATCGGAGCGCGCCACGGATGCCGGCGCGCGGGTCCAGCAGCACCCGCCCACCGGGCTGGACGAGGCCGTGCAAGGCCAGCGGCGACCCGTCTGGGCGCTGCACGTCTAGCCACCAGCGCGACAGGCGGGGGAGCCACCGGAAGGCGAGGCGAATCGATACACCATCGATAGTGGTCGCGAGGCTGAATGCCTTGTCGCCGCCTGGGGAGATGTCGATGACGGAGGTAGCCATCAGCCGCCTCCAAACAGGATCTCTGCGCCCTGACGTAGTGTGGATACGTCTCGCGCCGGCTGGGGGTCACGAGTCCCCTTGTCGACCGAGTCAGCCTGCCCCGCAGCGACATCCGCTCTCGGCTCCCGCGTCACCTCGCGATCTACTGACTGAGATCGAGCAAAGCGCAGTGGCGCGAGGCGGATGGACACCTTGATCTCGTCGCCCAAGCGACCAGTCTCGGTGATGGACTCGACGCCCAGATCCTCGACGAGCGGCATACCAGGCCGCGCCAAGGACACCGTCACGGTGCCGCGCAGTCCCTCCAATCGCTCCAGTACCTCAACTTTTTCGGTGGCGCTCAGCACCGCCTCGACCGTGCCCTCCGCACCCTGGTCGATGTACCCATCAGGGAGAGTCTCGCGATCGGGCATGGGGTACCGGGTGTACCGGCCCTGGCGCGTGATCCCGTGCACCGTCGCCTGGCGCAGCGTCACGTCCTCCGCGTCCTCCGCGAGGATGGCCACGTCCCCCGGCATCAGCGGCCCTCCACGTAGTCTCGCACTGCATTTGCAGCGTCATTTGCTGACTGATTGATCACCCGCCGGATTTCGGAGCTGGCCTGGACGCTGAAGGTCTGCTGGACGGTCACATTTGCCGGCTCCCGGAACAGGTCCGGACCGGTAGCCGGTCCCGGGATCTGCCCCAATGCCGCACGCTCTTGCAGCGCCAATGACCGCTGTCTGTCGGCCGCAGTCAGTAGTGGGGAGAGAGCGGGGCCGAGCAGACCTCCGTCACCCACCCGCTGGACGGAGGGATCCCCCGACGCGAAGCGCGCGAGGTCGGAGCCTCCGCGACCGATTGTGCTGAATGCACTAGGCAATGCGACTGCGGCAGCCTCAGCAGTCCGAAGCGTGACCTCGCCGCCTGGCAGCAGTCGAGACAAGGTGTCCCGACCGAGCATACCGAAGAGTGTCTGGAGTCCTGGGATCTCCATCGTCGCTCCGATGCGGTCCAGAGCCTCGGCCACCCCGGACAGCTCGGGGGACACACGTCGCAGCGAGTCCGCCACGGCATCGATCCCGGCAGCCACCCCATCGCGCATCACGCTGCCTACGGCCGTACCAGCGACCGACAAGACCCCCAGTGCGCCCCGGGCAGCATTGGCGCCCTCGACGAATAGGGCGGCCGTCTCCTCGCCATATCCAAAAGCCTCCGCGAGGCCGACAATGGCGGAGTCCCCGCCCCGGGCGGCCACTGCAAAATCCTCAAGCACAAGCGCTGCCAATACGACCGGGGCCGCGAACTTTGCGGCACTCGCGCCGCCGGTCAGCATCGACCCTGACATGGCACCGAGCATCGGATTGGCCATGCCCAACGCGCCGACCATCCCCCGTGCGCCCTGGAGCGTCCCGATGGCCGCCCCTACTGCCGTGATGCCAGCTACAGCCTTGCCGGCGTCGGTATCGAGCTGCCGCAGCGCCCACGCGGTGGAGTCGGCCACCTTGGCGGCGGCCGTACGGGCCAAGCCATCGTCTGCGGCGAGCCAGTCAGTGAGCCCATCCACCAGCGGGGTGACGGCAGGGACCAAGGCGTCAGATACGATGTACGCCAGGCCGGCAGCGGAGGCGCGCAGACTGGTCATGGAGTCGGTCAGCGTCTCGGCATTCGCCGCGGCGTCCGATCCAAGCACGACGCCCAGGCGCTCGGCCTCGGCAGTGAGCTCCGCAATACCCGCAGACCCGCCCTCGAGTAGCGTGGTCATCTTCTGACCGGACTCCCCGAAGACCCGGATAGCAAAGCTTGCACGGTCGCCTTTCGTGGTCAGCTCGGTGTACTCGTCCGCCAGCTGCGGGAGCACATCGGCTGCACTGCGGATGTGACCCTCAGAGTCCGTGGCGGCGATGCCCAGGCGCTGGAACCAGGGCAGCGCCTCGCCCGTGTCGCGAGACACAGCCTCGAGTTGCGTCTGCAAGTAGCGCAGGCTCTGACCCATCTCCTGGCTGGTCAGCCCCGACCGCTCCGCGGCAAAGGTGTACGCCGTGTACTCCTCGGTGGTCAGCTGCAACGCTCGCGCTGTCTTGGCGACCTCATCGATTTGCGCTGCTTGGCTGATGGTCCATGCCACACCTGCAGCCGTGGCCGCGGCCAGCGCCGTAGACACCTGCGTGTATACCGACAGCGCCGACCCGATACTGGTCCGGTCCACCTTCGCACCGATCTGCAGGACCAGCCGCTCGACAATTGAGGCGTTATCTGGCATGTCGCCCCCGACTCATGCGCTGCAGTGTCCGCCGATGGCGAGACTCATGGACCCTACGCAGGCGCTGCAGCCGCGCTATCCTGGTACGCTCTAGCCACAGCACCTCCGCTTGCCACAAATCCCGCGCCGGCATCTGGAGCGCCTGGGTGTAGGTGATTGGCATCAGGTCAGACAGGGCAAGTCTCCAGAGGAGGGAGTCATGGCAGCCAAGCTGTGCAAGGCGGCGGGATGCGTCGTCGGTCAGGCGCTCTCCGGGGTGGGTGTCGCCTCCTGAATCAGACGCTCCACCAGGGCTTTGGTGGACCCGCCAAAAAAACCGTGCAGCGACCACACCCGGACACAGGCGTCAGCCAATTCCCTCCGCCCTTCCACTGATCCATACAGCGAGCCGAGCGACGCAGCTGTGATTGGGCGCTCATCCACAGTCCACTCTGCAAGAGTGGCAAGCGCCACGGCCTCCCCAGAGGGGCGAGCCATCAGCGCCCGCGCGCGCGCATCGGCCTCGATTGTGGGCACGGGGTCCATTGCGGTCGCAATCCCTGCATCCACGAGCACGGGGTACACGCGACCGTACACATCCAAGGCCGCCTGGCCCTTCAGCATCGGCCCGATGTACAGCCTTTCGCCTACCGAGAATCGCAGCATCACAGCACCATTCTCAAGTCGGCAAGGTGGAATTCCGCTGTCACCAGCTCGTCTTCTTCGTAGGCCCCACCTTGTGGCTCAGCGATGCACACTGCGTCGGACCACGTCCAGACGACTGCTGCAGTGTCGAGACCCGAGCCCCCAAGCGGAAGATCGGCACCCGCCGCTACCGCCGTCTTGACCGCGACGATGGCCGCACGGACGATTCGAATGCAGGCGCTGCCTGGCATCCCGGAGATGGTGAGCACACCTCGGTCTCGGTACATGCGGGACTTGACGTCACCGCCAGCACCCGTCTGGACGGTGAATCCGCCCACTGGGGCGATGCTCCACCATACGCCTTGTCCGGACGGCGGGAGGATGAAAGTGCCGAGCGCAAGCCCGGAACGCTTGAGATCGTTGACGCGCATCAGACCACACTCCCTGTGACATCGAGTCGGATTTTCTTGGTCTCGGCGCCGATCCGGAGGGTCGCGTAGGCCGCGATGTCCGTGCCCTCGATCCCCACCGTGAGGATGTACCCATCCGGTGCCTGCAGCTCATTGGGAGGGTCGCCCACAGTGCCCGGCTCGTAGTGACTGGCCTCTGCAAGGCTGGAGAGCTCCACATTGAGTGCGCCTCGGACAAGCGCCACACCGCCCGCAGTCTTTGGCACGCCTGCGCCGTCGATGGCGCGATTGAGAAGCAAGGTGGCCAGTGCGTCCCGCATGCGCCGGATGGAGTACACGAAGGTCAGGGCGCCCTTTCCGGACACATCCCCATAGGTGTCGATCCCGGATGTGACGCGTCGTGTGGCGGCAGCTCCCGCCTCCATTGGCTTGAGCACCTGGCACCCATTGGCGATGGCCAGAGTCTCTTGCGAGGCCGTGAATCCCGCGAGCGCCACGCCCTTGATGCGGGTCTCTACCGCCGCCGGCCCCGTGATCATCGGGTATCCCGTGACCCGGCCACAGGCCGCCGCAGCAGCCGGCTCTGTCGGGTCGTCGTGAGCGTAGATGAACATGGTCTCGACCTCGGCGCCCGCAAGCGCCGCTGCCTTACCCGCAGTCAGGAGGTCTGCATTTGCAGACTGGCAGAAGCCCACGCGGGTCAGCCACCGATTGCCAGCGGTCAGCCAAGCTCCCAGATTGGACACCTGGGCATCCGTCTGATTCGACAGGTAGAATGCCCCTCCCGAGAATCCGGAATTCTCGGCCGCGGTGGCAGCAGCACCGGGGTCTGTGTCGTATGCCATGACCCACACCCCATCTGGGGATCGGTCCTGCGACAGGATGGTGGTGATCTCCGTGCCCTCCTGGGCCGTCAGGTCTCCCGCTGTGATTGCGGCGGCCACGGTGTCCGCCGTCAGGTAGTGTGGTCCTGTGCCGGCGGCGTTGTAGGTCGAGACCGCATTGGCGATCAGGACCAGCGGGTCACCGAGTCCGCGCGCTGGCACCGCCGCGGCGACCAACCGCCCCGTGATGCTGAGTTTGTGGCCGAGGTAGGTCATTGATTCCTCACGCTGCTGCGGGGTATACTTGGATGAAAGTCGTCATTCCGACGTCCGCGGATTTGGCGAGCAGCCGGACCGCATCGGCGTCGCCGGGCCCCGTGGCTGTGATCTCGCGGATGTAGCCGAGCTGGACCGCGCACACGCTCCGCAGCTCGAAGCCGGGTCCAGTGAGCCCGGTCACATCCGTGACCGTACCCACGCCCTGCACCGCCACACCAGCGTCTGACAGCGCCACCATCGCGGGCGTCTGGGTCCAGAGCAGGGCCGCAAGGTCGGTCAGTACCTGCTCTGCATCCTCGCCGAGGGCCCGGAGCTCGACGGACAGCTGACGCGCCTGACGCACCGTGGTGGCCGTCTGCTCCGGCTTGCCGATGCCAACATCCGCCAGGCGCCTGAAGCCGACATGGGCCACCTGGAGCCGGGGTGCAGAGGTGTGCGCCACCCGCATCTCCATGGTACCCATGTGCGCAGTGCAAGCCGTATGGAGCAGCACCAGCACCTCGCGGACGGTCAGTGCCGGCGTCATGTGCGCCCCGGAGTGGTCGGGCCGATTTCGTGGGCCTCGACCTCCCAGTGAGCCGCGTGGCCCGCCACTGGCGGGAGGTACTGTGCGTCCACCACCTTGTAGGAGTCGCCGAGGTAGATCACGACGTCTGCGGGCAGCGTGGCACTGACCGATCGCAGCTCAGAGTACGTCACGATCTGGATCCTGCGCTGCCGCCGGTCACCATCGATCAGCACCTCGGTCACGCCGGTGGACACGACCTGTCCCTGGATGGGCTCGTCAGTGGCCACCGCAGCGACCGGGAATCCCCCCGACCACGAGGGCGCCCCGAGGCGTCGACGCGTGATGGTGGACTGGCCGAGGATGGGCATCCGGATCATGCGATGATCTCCGGACGTGCGCCCACCAGGGACACCTGCGCGCGGATGCTCTGACGCATCTGGCCGGAGTCGATGAGTGGCTTGTCGCTGCCCTTTCGGGCGATCGTGGACGGGGCGTTGGAAATCCAGGCACCATCCCGGATGGACGCCTGGACGTGGCCCACTGCGACCAGGCCGAGGCGGCGCACCTGCATCTCCCCTCGGGTGGTATCGCCCCGGATGTACGTGCGATGCGCGGTCCGGAGGAGTCGCAGCCACTGACGGCCGTGCTCGCGGGAAGCAGCCCGCAGGAATGGCCGCGACGGTACGTGCCCAGCGCCGTACTCATTGATCGCGGCGATGCGCACCATCTCAGTGATTCCGCGCTCACCCGCAGTCGTACCCTGCAAGCCCACGGTCACCTGGACCCCGTCGAGGGACAGAGCGCGCTTGAGCGCCTCGAACACCGGGCGAGGCCGACTCACAGCGTCACCACCATCGGCAGCGTATGGGTGCGAGAATCGAGCAAGGCCAAGAAGTCCTGTCCGGGCTTGGTATTCGCCAGGGCGGCTTCTGAGAAGGGCATGCCCATGGCCGCCCCCTTGGGCGCTCGGTACACCACGGACTGCCGGCCGGTCGTGATGGAGCTGACACCCCCAGGGGGCGCCGTGACCCCTCCGGAATTGAGTGCGCCCAGCGGATCGAGGCGAACCACCTGGTGCGCAAGGAGCATGGCCAAGGCTTGCGTGTAGTAGATGCCAAACACACTGACATGTGCGCGAGACTCTGCAATCGGCCGGTGAGCCGACACGAAGGCCGCCGAGTAGTGCGTGTCGAGGACGAGCCCATAGAGCCCCTCGATCACGGTCATGATCTCGGCGTCCGTCGGCATCAGTGGCGCACCCTGAAGTGACCACGGGCCAGAAGCAGGGCCATACCCCGATGGCGGCAAATGGCTTTCCATGCGTCCACATCGACGGGCGTCTCCGCCCCTGAAGCGAATGCGTAGATCCGACCACCGAAGGGGATTCGCTCCTCGTGCGCCGACCCGTGAGACACCATCACCTGGCCATCAGGCACGGGTGCAAGCGCCTCGGGTGAGGGGGCCTCGGGAGTCGGCTGGGATGCCTCGCCCTTGGCTTTGGCCCGGCGCGCCATCAGCGGGTCTTCGCCGTCAAGAGCGCGGTACCGGTCATGTCATTGCTGTCGAGCAGCCCGAATCGCATCGCCCAGAGCGTCTGATTGCTGATGAGGGTCTGGTGGGTGCGCACCGGACTCGGGGTCATCGCGACCACCTTGTGCAAACCCTCTGATCCATCGAGTCTTGCGAGGACTGCTGCGGACTGTGTGGCTGACCCCTTCCAGCGATTCAGCGCGGGGCAGCTGATGAACTGGCTGATTCCGGCGCCCTCGAAGAGAGAGGCCAGTTCTTGGCGCAGCTGCACACCGGTCATGCTTCCGCCCGCCGAGAAGTTGTTTGCGGGCGTCAACGCCCTTGCCCAATCGGACGCGATGAAAAGTGTGTTCGGTCCGTCCGAATTTCGCTCTTCGTGCGCTTGCTGAAGCTTGTTGATCATCGACACCATGTCGGTGTAGATGTCGCTCAGGCTTGGGCCCGCAGAGTAGTCCACGCTCGACTTGATTTTGCCGAGGTACGGGATGTTTTGCAGACTCCATACGTCGGAGATCCCCGGGATCCCCGAGATGCAGAAGTCTTCGTGCTTGCGCATCAGCAATCGCGCTGCAGACGCTGCCTTCAGGGCCGCCTTGTTGATGCTCGACCGAGTACCATGGAGCGCCTCCATCCAGCCGATTTCCACGACGGTGCCGATGGTGGCAAGCCGTCGCTCCTTCTCGCCGACTTTGGCGTCCACCCGACCGATCTGGGTGGTACCAGGCGTCAGTAGGGTAGCTTCGCCCTCCTCCTCGACATAGGCAGTCTCGAAGAGCTGCATGGCAGGGTCGACCGTCCGTGTGGGCAGCGCGTCCACGAATGCCCGCTTGCGCGGGCGGGGCCGGTGCAAGACTCCATTGCGGTCGGTCAGCTCACGGGTCAGGTAGGACGACGCGTCTGCTCGAAATGAGTCGTGCGTCACACCATCGGCGTCCACGCTGTACCCAGCCGCACGCGCGAGTGCGACGGCCACCGCGTCACACCTGGATTCACTCGGGATGGGCAGCGCCCTGCCCTTGTGGTCCACCTCATTGCGATGGATGTCCAGGGCGATGCGATCGACGGTCCGACGGAACATTCGGCGCGCGGAGTGGCAGGCCTGCGCATCCAGGCTGTCCGCGCGCATGCCGTCGCCAAAGTGCTCAGCCGCACTCTGCGCAGCCTCGAGAATGTCGGCCGCATCGACCCGGTAGGAGGGAGTGTCCCCCACGAAATGGATGGTCATGTCTGCCTCAGGGTCGGATGTACGCGACGCCCGTAGACGCCACCGAGTGGAAGGTGGAGCCCGGCACCAGGACACGCCCGGCCCCCGCGCTCGTGTAGGCCAGGCCTTGCTCTGCACCTGCAGAGCCCGCGTAGACGGCGCCGCCGTCGGTCACCGACGTCTCCAGCGTGGCCACCGCAAAGAGGTCCTCAGAGGCGCCATTGGCGGGGATGACCGTCATGGGCCCACCGACGATGGGGCCCGCGACCTCCTCCAGGTCGCGGGGTGCCGCGTCCTCGGAGTCGTAGACGTACCCAAACTGGGTGCCAGAGCCGCTTGGGCGCTGGACCTGGGTCATGATGAAGTTGTCGCCTGCGCTATTGGCCGCGACGAATTCAACGATGTATCCGAATCGGTACTGGGGCGCAGCCGCTGCAGCAGTCGTCACGAGCGCCATTGCGGTCCCAGGATTGAGTCGGAGAGCGACGGTCCCCGTCAGGCCTACGCCCCAGGTCAGCGTCACCACTCCCGCAGCGGATGTGGCAGTCACCAGGCCGCTGGCCAGCACGTCCGCTTCGACGGCCGCCACCAGGTCTTCTGCGGCATTCGTGGCATTTGCCGGCTGCTGCGAAGTGAATGCGATGGTGCGTACCTGCCCCTTGTTCAGGATGTCGACCGAAAAATCCGCCTGGTTGCCGGGACCGGTGAAGGTGATCGTATCCACCTGGGCTGTGCGGCCCTCAGCGTCACTTGCGCTGATCTTGGCGGGAGTCGTGCCAGCGCGCGCGAAGCGCCCCAGCGAGAGGCCGCCAAAGGGCTCGCGGCCGTAGTCAGGGAGAGCCATGGGCTACCTCAGATGAGGCGCGCGGTGGGAGCCCCATCCGCGCGCTGGGTGATGGTGTGCGAGTGGGCCTCGCGCTTGAATCGGGATGCCGCCGTTTCCGGAGCAGCGCCTTTGCGCGCCTCGATCCAGATCCCGCAGGCATCCGCGGAGTCCGCCCGATCCTTGGGCAGACCCAGCGAAAGGGCAATGTGGGAGCGGATTTCGGCGGCCGTGGACATCCCCTCGGGGATGTCCACCTGGAGGTCTGCAGCGTCGGCGCGGAGCTGCACGAGCTCCGCCGCGCCCCGGGTGGCCAGCGTGTCAATGCGCGCGGCGACAGCCGCAGCAGTGGCATCTGGGGCGACGCCAAGCGCCTCCGCCAGGGCCTGGCTCTGCGCCTCTGCGGCGTCGGCACGAGCGGTAGCCTGCGCCTCACCCGTCTGTGTGTCGACGATGCTCTGACGGCACGCCTCGATACTGTCTGTGCGGAGGCCCAAGGCCTGCAGCATCTGCAGCAGCTGATCGGGGTCCATGGACCCTCCTGTGTGTGTGTCGCCATCCACACGGAGGCGACAGGTGGTGCCACCGCGACCGGACATGACGCCCGCGCAGTGATTGGGGATGCGATTGCGCTGCACGGCGTCGTAGGGCCCGTGAGTCTCGTGCACGCCACCTGGCGGCACTGCATCTCGCCGATACCCGGGGGACAGGCCCCTGATGCCCTTCTGTACGGCCTTTACGCTCGCCTCGTCGGTCACCGAGATGCGGACCCGCAGCCCAATGTCATCGACCTCCGCCGCCACCACGGAGCCGACCTGGTACCGCTTGGCATTCCTGGAATCGACCCGCCCACCAGGCGGGTGACGCAGCGTGAAGGGCACGCCCACCATGGCGGCTGCACTCTCCTCGAGAGCCTCTCGGGTGACGAGCTCTCGGTGCGGGGCCGTGCGATATTCCAGCACGCCCGGGACCGCCGCATAGCCCTCGACCAAGAGGTACCCATCTGGGGTGCGAGTCGCCTTGGGCAGGTGCTCTGCAAGATGCAGAGCATCGGTGCGGTACCCGGCGTCGCCAACGTCATCCTCGTCTGTCCGGTGCCCGGACAGCGCATGCACCAGTGGCGAGGTAGGATACGCGGTCATACTTGACCGTGTCCCAGATGGGCCGCAGTGTCCACCTGGCATATACTCTTGTATATTTATCTATATCGATATATACTTGCGTGCAAGGAGCCGGGAATGCCAGACTGGAGCACGACCAAGCAGCTAAATGTCCACTTCGACGCGCCTGTACTCAGTCTGCTGCGACGGCTGCGGGGTGCCGGGTTGCTAGTCATGAGCAGATACGTCAATCGTGCTGTAGCTGAGGCACTGGTGCGAGACGGGTACGCCACTCAAGAGGATATGGCGCCTGTATTGTGGCCCTTTCCAGTGGATGGGGACGCCGGATGATCTCCCAAAATTCGCCCGCCATGCACATCCTGGCTGCAGCGATGGGTGTGCCACCCTCAGTCGGGTCGGCATGTGGTGTGTGTGGTGCCTCCCCATTCCCAGAAGGCAGGCCGTCAAAGCAGGTATTTGGTTTAAAGTTCGTGGACTACGACCTGATCGATGACTCGCGCTGCGCGCAAGTCTGCGCCGGATGCGCGGCCGTTCTCGGCGGGAGCCCCAGCAAGGAGAATCCTCCGGTCCGCATGGGTCACTTCGCCGTCGTCGATGGTGTCTATGAGCGCCCAGACGGTGCTCGGCTCCTACAGCTTCTCCGAGAGCCTAAGGGCGTCGAGGTGATCGGATGGACCAAGACCAGGCAAAGGCACGCGTCATTGCGGGCGGGGCCCTGCACCTCTCAGGCCCTGACGGTGGGCACAGAGGACGGCCCAATGGAGTGGACGCCCCGGGATGTGGCACTACTCGACGCGGTGTCGAGACTCCGCGCCGCTGCCACCCCTGATCAGATCTCGACCGGCCAGTACCCCCCGCATGTCATCCAGGCACTAGGCGTCGCCTACAAGGCCAGTGAGGCCGTCGTGAAGGCGTACAGGCCATCCATCCATCTCGACTTGGCGTGCGCTCTTGTGCGCCGCCCTGAGACCACTCCAGAGGACACCACAATGCCCATTGCAGACGACCAGCGGGAGGCGGCAAGCTTGCTGATCCTCCTGACCGCCGCCAGCCCACTCCGTCAATCCGACGGGATCGCCTATTGGGCGCAACTCGTCCCGCGCCGCCTTCTCGCCGCCGCTCAGGCAGGCGAGACGCTGATGGGTGCTGCCTCTCGCCTCATCGACTGGCTGAATGTGTCTCCGGCAGCCCTGGACACACGTGCTGGGCTGCGTGTGATCGAGGCGTATACGCAACAGGATGCTGACAGAGTCCTCAGATTGTGGCGAGACCAGAGCCGTCTGATCGTCGCATTCGCGCGAATGATCGCCAAAGAGCAGAAGCCAACAGGAGCAAATCAATGAACATTGTCACCCACAATATCCATCTTCGATCCCCCATGTCGCATGGGTCGCTCGACGGAGACACGGGCAATGTGTCTCTCTTTCGACGGATCCCGGTGGTATCCCCGGGCGGGCGACACTACCGAATTCCCGCACTGTCTGCAGGCGCTCTCCGGGGCGTCGTCCGGCGGATTTTGTGGCGCGAAACCTTCAGCGCGTGTGGGGTGTCCCGGGAGTCGCTAGATTCCGGTAGCTGGGATCGGCTGTATGCCGCTCTGGCCAATGGCGGGACGATCGAGGCGTCTGAGTCGCGGGTGTCTCCGGACAAGATCCGGGAGCGCCGCGCATCCCTGCCGGTCCTGTCATTGCTTGGCTCGGCGCTGTATACGAGCCACATGGCCGGCCACGCCCAGGTCAGCAATTCGTGGCTCGTGTGCCGGGAGTCCATTGACTGTGGTCTGGTCGACAGCCTGCGGGCGGGGCGTGACCAATCGTCAGCGGACCTCGTCAGTGAGGAGACGCGCGTGCGACACGTCGACCAGGAGGAGCAGTCGCCGGACGCGTCCGGCGTTGGGCCGATGCCGACCACGGTCGAGGTCGTGACCACGGGGGCCAGTCTGGCAGGACGTGCCGTCATCCGAGGAGAGATCGAGGCCGCGGCATGGGCGCACGCGATCGAGCAGGTGAGCCACTTAGGCGGCAAGTCCGCCGCCGGATTCGGCGAAGTGGAGATATCCCATGATGGAGACGCGGGCGCCTACGTGGATTGGCTCCAGCGGTCGGTGGACGACGGGTCGCTCCGTGAGCGCTTGCTCACGCTCGCATCGGAGCTCGGCCCAGCCAAGAAGGCCAAGAAGGCCAAGGCCAAAAAGTGAACCCCATTGTCGTGACCGCCTACCTTGGCGGTCCAGTCCTCGGGCCCACCCCGCACCTCGATGCGTTGCTTGCGCATGCATTCTATCTGCGGCATCAATCGACCACTCCGAGTCGGCGCACAGGTCGAGGAGGGGTGCGGGACCCTCGGATCCCATTGGCTCGATTGCAGGGCCCCGGCGGGCAGGTCTACCTCTGCACCGTCGCAGAGCCCGTAGGACCGTCCTCGCCCGCAGTGGTCCACCAGACCCGACGCCGAGACGCGGTCGATTGGGCGCACCTGGCCAAGCCAGTGACGGTGACATCCGGGCCCCAAAAGGACGTACTCATACGCCGCAGAGGCGCAGTGCACCGCGCTGTGCGGTGGTACGCCTGGGGTCAGCGCGCGGAGGTGCGCAAGGCGCTCAAGCTCATCTGGGGCAAGGAGGGGAGCCCGATGGGTCACCTCGGCTCGGCCCGGCGGTCTGGTGCGGGGCAGATCACACGGTGGCAAATTGAGGTCGGGAGTCACACGCCAGAGCGATGCATCGTGCGGGACGGGCAGGCCGCACGGCATGTGCCACTTGCATGGTCCGTGGACGGGTCGAATCCGTGGCGCGGCGCCATCCAGTCACCATACTGGATGCCAGCACACCAGACCGAAATCGTCCGACTAGGCACACCTTTGCAGCTCACCCCTGCGATCGCCCAGGCGCTCACCCTGGTGCCCGGATGCTGATTGGCTCTCCCAGGCACACTTCGGCTGACTTGCGACACTGGGCTGTGCTGGAAGCGCAGGATGCCGACAAGGCGCATCTGACGCGCCCTCTGGCCGTGCGAGCCATGCAGGCTATCCGGGAGTGGATGACGGCCGACTCATGGGTGGGCGTTTCTTGGGGCAAGGATTCCGTGGTGGTCGCGCACCTGGCGTGGCGGGTCGACCCGCAAATCCCAATCGCCCACGAGACACGGGGGCGCTGGTCTACGCCCGGCGTGTCCAGGGTGCGCGATGCATACCTCTGCCGCTGGCCGCAGCGGTACCATGAGGTCGATTACACCCCCGACGTCATCGGAGATGATGTCGTGTGCACCACAAAGTACCGCAATCTCCAGGCCGCCTACCCTGGCCCCAGGATATCGGGCGTGCGCGCCGCGGAGTCCGGTCAGCGGTCGATGTCCGCCCGGGTACACGGCATATCCACAGACAAGACATGCCGCCCCATCCTCCGGTGGCCCACATGGGCGGTATTTGCGTACCTGTACGACCATGATTTACCAGTCCATCCCTCCTACGCGATGACAAGAGGGGGCGAGATGGACCGAGACCGACTTCGGGTGGCGCCATTGTGGGGTCGACGCGGAAAGGGGATGGGTCGCCGAGAATGGGAGCGGGACTACTATGGGGACATGGCACCTCTGATCGAAGCCTGCGCGGAGTAGAGCCGCGCCACCTGTCAACCCGGGATGACCGCCTCCGCCGTACACCGGCACTGGATGGCCTGTCCAGGATGCGCCAAGGCGCCACCTGGACCTGCACCGGGCGCACCCCCGCTGGCCCAGGCGTAGACCTGACCATCCAGCGGCTGGTGGGCATCACGTACCCGACCATCTCGTGAGGTGCGCCACGTGTAGTGCGTGACGCCGGCCTTGCCGTGCAGGTGCTCGGTCAGTCGCCCATTCAGCTTTGCTGTCTGGTCCCGGGCAATGAGGCGCAGCCTCGACCTGGACACCCCGGCGCGCTCAGTCGCCGTCTTGGCGATATCGCTCCACCGATTGCCCCGGCGTGCCGACTCCACGAGCTGTGCGGGCAAGTCGCGTAGCCACTCCTCCCGGGCGGTGGTGATGAGGGACACGCCCTCATCGGCCCACTGGCGGAGTAGGTCCGACTCACTCGGGGCCACCTCGAGGCTCACGCCCACCAGCTCCCCGGCCGTCGTGGGTCGGAGGCCCAGCGAAAAGGCGATGAGCCGGGCTGGCGCCCCAGCCCGGAGGAGGGACCGACGTGTGCCACGGATGGCACGGGTGGCGGTCGGACGCAGGCGCTCGAGGAGCCGGTCAGGCGTCGGCGCAGGAGGCAAGCGCTCGAGGGCCTGTTGGAAGGCGACCTCCATCACCGTGGCCACGCCGTGGCTCTCGAAATCCTCCCAGTCGTCCATGTCTGCGCGCTGGCTCTCCCACTGCCGCCGCGCGGCCATCACGGCGCGCAGGGCCCATCGGCGGAGATCTTCGGCGTAGGCGTCGACCAGGCGTCGATAGTCCCGTGGGGATGGGGGACGGTCAGGCCTCGTCCGGCGGCGTCTCGCCATCGTCGCCCCCTGGCAGCTGCGGGAGCTCCGGAGGCAGCACCAGGGCCTCACCCAAGTCCTCCTCTTCCCACTCGTCGTCGTCCAGGATGGGGGTGGACGACTCCACCCCATCGTCGAATCGGTGACGGCTCTCGCCCTCGGTCATGACACCCGCGGCAATGAGTGCGGAGTCCCGATTGGCGAGATTCAAGCTCGTCTGGCTGGCCTCCAGCTCAGTCGGCTGGGACAGTGGCGGCCACTCGACGCGCCGCGTGGGGTCGGGCCCCATGATGGCGTCGTACAGCGCCAGTAGCACGGGCTCGACCTGCTTGGTGCGCCCCCGCTCCAAGAGTGCGTCATGCTTCTTGCGACCGCTCTCGTCATCGGTGGACAGGCCGGGCGGGGCCTGCCCGAAGAGGTAAGACAGCGGCTCGCCCTCGACCATCGACACCCGGGACGCCAGCACTGTGATCAGCTCGCCGGTGCCGGACACCGTGGGGGATGTCCACGTGATCATGTCCCCGTGCCGCACCACCATCATACGGGCACGAGAGGCCATGCCTCTGAGCACGGACCGCATGGCCTCCTCGACGCGCATGGCGCCCGACTCACCGGCACTTTGTGTGGCCGCCGTCTGGGCGCTGCTGTCGCCGAGCTGCATCACTGGCATCGACCGGCGGGCCGCGAGGTCGGCCGTGCCGCCCCAGGCTCGGACCAGGTCTCGGATGGGCTCCGAATACAGTTCCAGGGCGCCAGGGCCCACACCGCAGGAGTCCCGCTCGTCGTCCGTGGAGGGCATGCCGTCGATGCGGATGAGGCGGGACCGGTGCACCGCCAGCCCCGCATGGTGCACCCCGTGGCGCGAGAACGCCACCTGGTACACGGACGGCCGCGAGAATTCCCGCTCCTCTAGACTATGCTCCCACTCCAGGGCCGTGACCTCCGATCGGCGCACCACATGCACCGCGGCGATGTCGTGCGGCCCCTCGGCGAGGGGCTCTGCATAGTCGACCGCGCCGCGCTCGATAACGAAAAGATAGGCTGCTCCGTGCTTTCGCGCCTGCCCGTAGGCCTGGAGGATGATCGCAGGTAGCCCCAGGTCCTGGTCGACTTCCGCGGTCACATCCTGCTGCACGTCCTCCTCGGACTCCTCCGAGCCGGAGTCGACACGCCATCCCGCGCGGAGTGACTCGGATGGTACCAGCCACACGATGCGATGCGCGACGTCTGCAGGGATCCCGTAGGTGCCTTGTCGCCGAAAGAGCGACGCCAGGCTTGTCGCGGCGTCCGCCCGGAAGCCCTCAGCGACCTGACGCAGCTGGTGCAGTGTGCCCATGCGCCATACCATAGCAGGGGATGTCTGCGGCGTCTACGTGGCGCTACCAGTCTACCGCGGCAAACTCCTGGTCAATGGCCGACAGGCCGGACTCCATCTCGTCGTACCCGACCACGATGGGCCCACCGGCTGCCACCAGGGCCCACACGGTGGCGTCTACCTGATCGTCCTCTTCGCCCGAGATGCCAGCGAAGGACTCCATCTCGGCGCGCCAGTCGAGGAGCCACGGAGCGGTGGTCGGCGTGCGGACCTGCAGCGCCGCAAAGGTGGGCAGCCAGGGGGTCAGGCGTGCGATCTTGTCCTGTGTCGCGTGCTGACCGTAGATCCCGGGCACCTCGGACTGCAGCTCCTCGACGATGGCGTCCCCATTGGCCGCGAGCTCTACCAGCACGCCCAGCGGCCTGAATGCGCGCCATTTGGCCGCCAAATCGCGGAGTAGGCGACGCTGCTCCACGTACCCGGCCCGCACTCGCACGACCTCGAGAATGTCTCGGTACGCCCCTCGACAGGCCAAGACGACGAAGGCGCAGTGGTCGGCGCTGGTCTTGGCGGTCTTGGCGAGGTCTACCCCGATGACGATCCGGTCCGCCTGCACCGCCACCGTGCGCGGGTCCTCTGGGTACGTCGCGCGCAGGAATGCGGGGTCGATCTGCGTCCCGCCCTCCGGTACGGGCTCCTGCTGGTACAGGGCGCGCCAGACGGGCGAGGAGTCTGGCAGACCCTTCTTCCGGCGCCATTTCTCGGCGTACTTCTCGGGCCAGAGATAGGCCGCGTCGCCCTCACCACGCGCCGGGCCATGGCATCGCCACACCGCGTGCGCCCACAGACCCCCCTTTGTGCGCTGGAGCCATCCCGTGGTGTCGTCCACCCCTCGACGGGTCTCCATGTGCACGATGGCCCCACCGTCCATCACGCGGCTGTCCAGGTCCTCTTCAAGGACGCGTCGGATGCGCATCCGAGTGACTGGGCTCCGGTACACCTCGGACGTCCCGATCATGTCGTCGAGGATGAGCAGCTGGCACCCGATCCCCCCTGTGGCGCCACTCCATCCGCTGGCCTTCCAGGCCAGGCCGCCCGTGGTCTCCCACTCCAGCTCGGTCCATTTCTCGCCGGGCGCGTACCGCTCACAGCCCGTCAGGGCGTACAGCCGCTCGATCCCTGCCCGCACCTTGCGTGAGACGTCCTTGGCGCGCGTGGCCGTCGACGTGACGTAGAAGACCCCGAACTCCCCGCGGGCCCGCACGTAGCACCGCAGAGGGAGTGCGATGCCCACCCACTGGGTCTTGCCGTGGCGCGGAGGCGCCGAGAAGGACACCTGACGCCCGTCCTGCGCCCAGATGCTATCGACGATGCGGTCGCACTCCTCGCCGAGCTCGCGGTGCCAGGTCCCGGGACGGATTCGTCGGTCGGACCAGCAGGCCACCTTGGTGGTGGTGTCCAGCCGCCGGCTGACCTCTACGGCCATGGCCTCTGCGCGTAGCGCCTGGTGGGCAAGCTGCTGGTGCGTCGCGACCATCAGTCCGGCTCGGCCCCCAGGTCGGTGAGACGGGCAAAGTCCGTGGGCCCGAGCACCTGCAGGACCTGACTCTCTGGCAGCCGCGAGGCCTCCTCGGCCATCAGTGCGCGGGCTGCGGCCTCAGTCAGGCCATGGGTGACACTCACGTCTTGCTTTTCGGCTATGCCTGTCTGCGCGGAGATGACCTTGTAGGCGTCCAAGGCCACCTTCGCGGCATCTGCATAGGCCCGGGTGGTACACTCGATGTCCGCTGCAGTGGTGGCACGGTCCACATTCTTGACCAGCTGCTCAAGCAGCTTGGTCCGAGCCTCCCGCAGGTCGTCCATCAGGTCTTCGGTGACACCCCTCTCCAGCTTGTTGATGTATGCAATGACTAGCGGGTCGGACTTCCACGATGATATCGTGGACACGAGATGCCCGGTGCGGTCGCTCACTTGTGTAGCTGTAAGGCCGGATACCAGCAATCGCGCCGCCTGCTTGTGGTGCGGCGCCAGTTTCGTGAGGGTGTGGGATGTCTTTCCCATCTTACTCCATTGTAAGTGGTTCTGGTGGAATCCACACATCAATCGTGAGGCGCTGCTCCCATCGCCCGTCAAGCAATGCTGAATCCGGTGCGCCTACTACGGACTCCAGCCAGCTTCGCGTCATCCTCGCTACTCCCGCCTGGACCCGAATACGCAGCGACTCAGCCCACCACGACTGTCTGTGCACCAGCACCCGACAGGGCAGTGGCAGCCCCTGCTCCATCCGAAGGTCAGCCTCGACTAGGTCGGCGTCTGGAGATGGCCAGTAGGGCTCCCCGTAAGGGTCAATGGTCCTCATCGACACCCCTCAAATCCGCCACGCTCACGAATCGCTCCCACCACCCCAGATGCTCCCTCCATTGGACGAAGCTCGCTCGAGGGCCTGCTGGAAGGCGACCTCCATCACCGTAGCCACGCCGTGGCTCGCTGGGGCCCAATGACGGCTTGCTTGGCGAGGTCCCGCTCTTGCAGGACGCGGAGGATATTGTCTGGCGGTCGACCCACCACCCAAGCGATTCCTGCGACTGGCCTGACAGCGTACGACTTGAGGCGCTGTTGCAGCGTCATGGCTCCCCATCCTGCTTGAACAATTGAGCCACCCACTCCGGCTGGATGCGCGTCTCGATCGTGATGCTCGGCCGCTCCACTACGGGGTCGCCCTCACACGCGTGGCACTGCCACAGCTGGCCCGAGTCGGGCACCTCATCCACCAGCCGACTGATCATGTGCCCATTGAGGCACTTCACCCGGCACTCCAGTCGCATCACGCCGGCCTTCACCAGCCGCATGTAGCTCTCGATTTCCCACGCGATCACGTGCGTGCCACCCACCGGGGCCAGTCGGATCTCCCCGTCCACCTCCCGGGCCTCGTAGGGCGTGCCACGCTCCATCTCGAGGAGCTCGGCTAGCTGCTTCAGCAGCGCCCGACTATTCATTCCTCATCTCGCTCGATGACCAGCCGCCCCAGTGCACGACAAATCTTTGATAGATCCCATGGATTGACGCCACGAAGCCCAGCCCTGCCAGCGCATCCAGGACGCCCTGTCGCTGTCTCGTCGTACCATCTTCGAATCCGACCTCTACACGGCCCCCGCCAATCAGTGCGGCCTCTCTTACCGCGGATGACACCTGCGCAAGCTGCTTCTGCACCCAGGGGTCCCCCTCGGGGTCGAAGGCGCGCGCCTTCGCTCTTGCTTCCGCTGCCGTGATTGTCTTGGGGTCCTTCTCTGCCATGTCGTCTCCTTCACTCTCTGCTATTTCTGTCTCCACCTCCTCATCTCCCTCCACATGCGAATCGGTGCCGGCAAGGTACGCCGGCACCAGGATACACCGGCAATAGATCTGCAAGGGATACTCGTCCACCGCACACTTCCGTCGACCGTATCTACGCATCACTGTCCTCCATGGTCTTGAGGATTTCGCGCCCCTCTGAGCACGGCAGTCCATGCAGCACTCGCGATACCACCACCACGGTCACGCCGCAGACGTCCGCGATGTCCCCCATCGTGAGCCCCCTCTGGCGCTTGATGCGCTTCAGTCTATGAGCCACCTTCAGGCTCTCCGCCGTAGCTCCGTCCGGGAGCTTCCAGCCCTCTGGCGGAGGGTGCATCGTGTGGTACGGGCTACCCGTCCCGTCCCCCGGACACGTGCACTCGCCGTCGCCCCACTGCATCCTGGATGCGCAGTGGTAGGTGTGCCCAGCCTCCGTGAGGTCCACGATAGGACCCCACTCATCGTCCTTAGAAGTCATCGCTGCCTCCACACCCCACATACGTCCATCGTGTCCCTGCCTGGCTCGCCATCACGCTCCCTCCTGCTGTCGTGTGCCCGTGTCCGTCGATGTGTCCCAGGATGTGCGCCGCGGTGCCTGGGCGGTCCCCGAGGATGTCCCAGTACGCCACCGCACGGGGTGCCGTCGGGTGGTGCCCCACCGTGTCCGCGTACCCTGCGGGGCATCCTGCGCTGTAGGCCACCCCCTGGGGCGTCTGCAGGCTGACCAGGTCATGGCACCCGCGCACCTGGGCCTCGCCGTCTCCTGGCAGGTCTGTGCACGGGTCGAGCGTCACGGTCGGTACATCGCAGGTGGTGCGGCGCTCCCAGTCCTGGGCGGCGTGGTGCAAGGGCAGTAGGCCGTCCAGCGCACTGGGGCATACGTGGACCTCCCGGATGCCACTGTCCGCCCACGGGGCGGTGTCGTGTCCTCCCCCGGTGACGAGGTCATACAGGATGGCGCCGATGCCGATGACGGGGATGGCGATGACCAGCGCCTTTGCCGGCCACGGGAGGCTTGCGTAGGACTCACGGAGTGTCATGGGGCCTCCCGCAGGCCATCGGCCAGCCTCAGCACGATCACTGGCTCGACCCAGCGGTCACCCTGCGTGTACCTCGGCGGTCGCGACACCTGACGGCGCCGGAATGGCGACTCGGGATTTCCGGTCTCGCACCACTCAAGGTCGAGTGTCGGCGCCTCTCCCGACCTCACCTGGGACATTGCCGTGGCGCGCGTCTTGTACACCTTGTTTGCGGGGCCGTCGGGGCCGACCACAATCCAGGCCACCCAGGCAGCCTGACCCCGTTCCTGGAGGTAGTCCAGGATGATTCCTGCGACTGGCCTGACAGCGTACGACTTGAGGCGCTGTTGCAGCGTCATGGCTCCCCATCCTGCTTGAACAATTGAGCCACCCACTCCGGCTGGATGCGCGTCTCGATCGTGATGCTCGGCCGCTCCACTACGGGGTCGCCCTCACACGCGTGGCACTGCCACAGCTGGCCCGAGTCGGGCACCTCATCCACCAGCCGACTGATCATGTGCCCATTGAGGCACTTCACCCGGCACTCCAGTCGCATCACGCCGGCCTTCACCAGCCGCATGTAGCTCTCGATTTCCCACGCGATCACGTGCGTGCCACCCACCGGGGCCAGTCGGATCTCCCCGTCCACCTCCCGGGCCTCGTAGGGCGTGCCACGCTCCATCTCGAGGAGCTCGGCTAGCTGCTTCAGCAGCGCCCGACTATTCATTCCTCATCTCGCTCGATGACCAGCCGCCATCCCTTGACTCCCACCACTCGCATCCACTCCGTAGCGACCTCCGGCGTGACCCGGTTCCGGCCGGTCTCGATGTGCCGGATAGACGCCTCGCTGTCGTAGCCGAGTTCGTTTGCCAGCCTCTTCCTGGACATGCCCTCCGCCTTCCGGGCCGCCTGCAGCTCCTCCCGCAGAGTCGGCAAGGAGTACGGCACAGTGTGCTTGCTTGGCAGATCGACCACCATGAGCATCGGTGCATACCCCATCGCTTCGATGAGGCAGCGAAAAAGGGTAAAGTCAGGCTTCCGCCTCTTATTCTCGTAGTGTCTGATAGACGCCACCGACACCCCAGCGCGCTCGGCCAAATCCTCCTGCGTGAGGCCTGACCGATTGCGCAGATCCCTCAGAAGCCGGGCCGCCTCGGTATTCCCCACCGGCACCGTATGAGTCCTGGGCTCACTCATGCCGCACCTCGGGCCGCCACCGTGACCGTCTCACCGTCCCGCTGCCCGAATCGGGCTCGCCCACTCGAGCGCATCCGCGACAGAGCACACGACGCCTGGGGCATCGAGCACCCGGAGTACCACACCAGCTTGCTGGTGGTGATCCACCCATGCTCGGCCAGCCAGATCTCTGCGTACTCACGCACGCTCAATACCTCATCCACATCTCACCTCCAGGCCATCCAAGCCCATACAGGCCATCACGGCCGCTAGTACCACCACAATCACGGCAAATGCCGTGTACTCGTCCCACGTCATGGCTCACCTCTGTGGTGAGCCAAGAGCCATCGCGTACCGGCCTGACGGAGCACACTGGAGGACCAGTATACGGCGCAAATCGCGCCCACCAGGACCCCCGGCCATCCGCCCACGTAGATGGGGATCGCGATTGACACGAGCCCCAATTCAGCGGCGCCCGCAATCAATAGCGGCCATGTGATGGGCTTTCGGGCACCCCTCACAATCGCCTGCGCCACTATCTGCTTCATTTCGACCGTCATCTTCATGCCACATTCCTCCACCGCAAGACCGCCAGGTCTCGCGCAATACATGCCGCTTCGGCCAGGGCTCCCGTCGGCTTCTTCGGCAGCGCCGGGAAGCCCCCAGGCCACTCGAAGAGCGACCTGCTCGCCATGCGTACGGCGTACTCCTCGGCCGCCTTGGCCGGCACGCCTCGGCGCAGCCCGAGCACCCGATGACGCCATCCTGCGTCGCCCTTGAGGGGCACTGCCGGTGGCCGATGCACCTCGCCCTTGCTGCCACGGTGCAGTAGGCCAATCAGCAGGCCTGCAGACTCACCTAGCACCTGCTGACTGTGCGCACTGCCTTTGCCCGAGACCGCAAAGAGCCCCTCCACTGCCAGGTGGTACCCTTCTGGGTGGTCATCCCGGACACCGACTGCCCACCCGCTGACCAGGCTGGCTACCGACCGGACCCGAAAGGGCTCCGTCATCGTCCAGTCCTGGCCCATCAGCACACGCTGCTTGTCGCGCTGGCAGTGCCACCATGCCACCCAGTCAAGGACGTGCTCCCCGCGGCCGTCCAGCAGCACACATGCGCCGTCTAGGCTGCCAGGGTCGCCCCCCAGGGCGGGGGTCATGACGACTCCTCGGACGCGGGCGTCTCTTCCGCCAGCCGCCCTCGCTCTTGTGACAGGAGGTCCAGCTGACGAGCCATCGCAATCCGCCTGGCAAGCATCTTCTCTGTGATGTCCTTGCCAGCCCGGACCTCCTGCAAGATCGACTCCAGCGCTCGTATGTACGCTTGGTGCTTGGTCATTTTGCTGCTCCAATGCCGAATTTGTCGTCTGTTTCCTCGAATCTCATGAAGGTGCCGTCCCAGTACACGGGCACCTCTCCGCTCGGGCCAGCCCGCTGCTTGGCGATGATGATCTCCGCCTCTGACGGGTCATCGCTCTTGCCGTCCTCATGGGGCCGGTAGGGCATCAGGATGAGGTGGGCGCTCTCCTCGACCGCCCCACAATCCTTGATGTCGCTCATCTTTGGTCGCGCCGCCTCGCTCGCTCGCTTGGACACCTCCCGATTCAGCTGCGCCAGCAGGACCACCGCAATCCCCAGGTCCTTTGCGAGCTCCATCAGACCCACCACCATCGTGTCCAGCGCCTGCCGGCGGTCTCCGGCCTGTGGGATGCCCAGGATCGTGAAATAGTCCAGCAGGATCACGTCCAGCCCGTGCCGGATCTGGTGCCGCTGCGATGCGGCCTTGATCTGCGCCAGGGTCGGGCGCGTCCGGTCATCGACCGCGAGCAGGCACTGATCCATCTCCTGTGCCTGACGGTCCAGCGACTGCAGCTCGCCGATCGTCAGGAGATGTGGCTGACGGAGGCGCGCAGCAGGGATCCCCGCCCAATACGCGAGGAGTCGATCCACTAGCTTGACACCGGTCATCTCGGCGGAGAACGTCAGCGCTGACAGCCCCTCGCTCACTGCAGAGTCGAGGATCTGCATGCCGAGCGAGGTCTTGCCCATGGCGGGACGGGCAGCAATGACGGTCAGCTCGCTGCGGCGGATCCCACCACCAATCTGATCATCCAGGCGACCGATACCCGTCGGGATCGGCAGCACGGACTCATCGCCGGTCCGCTGCTGCGTGTAGCGCGCCATGCATTGGGCAGCCACGTCGCTGATCATCATGGGCCCAGCAGCACTCTCCGCTCGGCTGGCTATCCTCGACAGCTCAGCGGTCGCTCGCTCCATGACCTCGTCGACGCCCTTACCGGACTCAGCCTCCTCCCGCAGGAGGTCACCCAAATGTTGGAGCTGCCGCAGCGTAGAGGCGCTCTTCACATCCACCACATACGCGGCGAGGGCGGCGGTGGACGGCACGATATCTGGCAGAGACATCACCTCGGAAATGGTTCCGCACCGCTCATTCAGGCGAGCCACTGCCTCAGGCAGCGCTACGACGTCGCAGGCCAAGCCGGCGGATGTCCGCTGCTCGATCAGCCGCAGCAGGGCGCCGTGCCACGGCACGCGGAAATCTTGAGGGTCCAGGGCGGACAGCACCTGGGGGACCAGACCTTGGTCGATCATGCAGCACCCAAGCACTGCCTTTTCCTGATTGTCTGCTTTGAGGGATTTCATTGCGTGTCCAGTCTCTTCGGTCGCTTGTTCGGCTTTCGTGGGGTCCTTGGAGCCCGCGGCTCCAGGTGGGCGGTGCCGGTCAGGAGCCTCGATGACCTCACCCCCCCGCCACTCGAAAGCCCTGGGCTGCCCCTGGCTCTCCAGGCAGAGACGAAGGTCCAGTACTGCTCCACATGGGCCTCTCGACCGATGGTCTTGAGGGTCCGATGTCCCCCTTCACCCAGGCTTTCCAGCTTGGGGCACCCCCTGCCGTAGGCCATCCACTGCAGCATCAGCCAGGCGTCGTCCAGGCCGTGGTAGTCGATCAGGCGCTGGAGATTGCGACCCAGCTCCCCCGCCCGCTTTCGGATGGGCTTGCAGTCCGGGAGGCTGGCATACCGCTCATTGAGCGTCACCCAGTCGTCCTGAGGCTCAGGCTTGTCGGGTGTGACCACTGGCTCGACAAGCTCGAGGACAGGAGGAGCGTCCGCCTCGGACGACACCTCTTCTCTCTTCTCTCTTCTCTCTTCTCTCTTCTCTATACCTACGCGCTGTGGACCCCGGCTGGACCCCGGCTGGACCCTAGCTGGACCCCGGCTGGACCCTGGATGGACCTTTTCGATTGATTCTTCAGCTTCAACCGAGTCGGGGCTGGACCCCGGCTGGACCCTAGCTGGACCCCGGCTGGACCCTAGCTGGACCCTGGCTGGACCCTGCGTCGGATTGTTGCACCTGAGGAAGGTGCGGATTCTCTTGTCACCCCATCCCCAGCGCCGCTGGAGCGCGGGGCGGCCAGGGAATCGACGTCGCCTGCCGTGCTCGACCTCGGCGGCGAGCCACCGCGCATCTGTCTCGACCAAGTCGACGGGCCACGGCGTGGTGCCATCGATCCAGGACTGGATGCACATCTCCCAGATGTCCACCGCGACCTTCACGAAAATGGCAGGCGCCTTCATTCGCCGTCCTCCGGGATCCATTCGATCCGAGGAGGGGGATTGCGTGGCAGCCCAGCCGCAGCACGTCTCTGCTGGATGCGCATCAGGGTAGGCGCCCACACCGGGACGCAGTAGTCTTGCGCATCCGTCGGGCCGCCCCGAAAGGACGGCCGGCGCTGGAGGATCCCCACCACGGACGGGGGGTGGTCCCGCCACAGTCCTCGGCCTCGCCTGAGGCCAGACAGGAAGCTCTGGCGCAGCAGATAGGCCACCCTGGAGGCGTGACGGAGCGTATGCCGCACGTGCTCCTCAGCGCGGCGGTACTCCGGATTGCCCAGCGCGAGGCAGTATCGCTGCCGGTGGGATTCGACGCTCAGCCAATCCCGACACCATGCACGATCGGCCTGGTAGAGGCCTGTGGCCTTGGGGTCGATGTCGTACGCGTCGATGCGGACGTCCGGCCAGCACTCCCGCGCGGCGGCTACCCATGCCCCTCCACCTACGGCGGGCTCGACCATTCGCCGGGGGCACGGGGCCTCGGGCAGCGTCGCGAGCCATCGAGTGACCTTGAGGGCGACTCGCGGATCGGTGTAGTCCCGATCGAGCTTGTCCCGCCCAGCCTTTTTGGCGGACCTATGGACGGCCGTCGTCATAAGGAGCGGCGACCCGGTCATCGCGGCTCCAGGAGCACGCCGCGGTACGTCGGTGGATCAAAGATTTCACACAACGCCTGATTCCGCCGCTCCTGTTGGGCGCTCAGCGGGCACCCGCGTATCGCGTAGGGGTCGTGGCAGTCCCTGTCGCCCTGGCACTCCCACGCCCGCGCCAGCAGGCCGCCCAAGATTTGCACGTCTTGCTCGATCGCCCATGAGTACTCTACGTGGTCCTCGAAGTTGTGTCGCAGCTCGCGGGCCAGACGCCAGGCTGCGCGCCATCTCATCCGTGCAGTCATGCGGCCATCCCGATCAGGTCCAGCTGCTCACCCTCAGAGTCCACAAAGCCTGCACGGCGGTGCTCCAGCTCAAGCTTCTGGGCCCAGAGAACCGCCGTGCATCGGGCGCAATACCATCGGCGGCTCGCGCAGCTGTACGCTCCTGGCTCCCCCACCAGCATCCGAGGCCCGAAATGCAACTCTGCCTCCCACCGGTCAGAGCCGCAGCGGTCACAGCGGCACCTTGGCCTGGGATCAGGACGGGGCTCGATCAGCTTCACAGGCCCGCTCTCGTCATCTGTGCCTGGATCTCATCCCGACTTACGAGGTCGGATTTTGCGCCGGACACTCGTCCCGAGGAGGTGATCCTCAGTACCTCCTCGGCTGAGTCCCCGATGCGCCTGGGCACCTCATAGACCCGGATGTTCTGTCCCTTGGAGCCGTAGGGCGCCCCATTGATGGCCGCTTTGATGGCGGAGGCAAGGCCGGCCTTGAACGTCATCTGGCCGACGCGCTTGGAGCCGCGGTAGTACTGTATTACGTACCTTTGCTGTGCCATTTCATTCTCCTTTGGAGGTAAGGGGCGCGATCAACTCGCGCTCCTGCGCGTCACAGAGGATCGCGAGATCGACCAGGCGCCCAAAGGCGTCCTGTAGGTCGCACTCGATCAGCAATTCCTCTGCGAGATCACGACGCTCGTCACCCTTGGCGCGACGCCACTCGTCGAGCCTGTCCTGGAGATCGAGCGGTCTAAGTGGGAGGCTCATGCGCCCTCCTGTGCTACGATCCGCACCCACGAAATGGAGGCGCAATGCGCGTAGCGATACTGCTGGTGATCGGATGTGCGGGCCCGACTGGCCCCCAGGGGGAACGCGGTCCGTCCGGCCAGGACGGCGCTACGGGGCCCGCTGGCATGGACGGAGAGCCCGGGATGCCCGGGGAGCAGGGGCCCGCTGGGGCAGGGGGAGGCGTCGCATACCACTGGGTGGACGCAGACGGAATGGTCGTTTTCCCGACCCCGGAAATGGTGCGATTCACGGCGGATGGGGCACGGTGGGTCTACAATCCCTACAATGGCGCCTTCGGTGGTCAGATCCAGTCGATCATGACCCGGCGGTGGACGGGTGCGGACTGCACTGGATTGGAGTATGTCGTCGGCCCTATGCGGATTGCGCACGCTCCGGTCCAGATCAACAATGAGTGGATCATGCTCCGCCCAGACGCCGGCCCTGTGATCTCGGTAGAGATACTGTCGGTCGACAATGGATCCTGCGCCAACAGCGCCTCCACATCTATAGGGTCCCCCATAGATGACTGGACTCAGGCGGGGGGCCCCCCCGAGCCGGACTGGGACGGGATCCTGACGCCCGTGGCGGGCCCGCCATAGGCGCATCATCGGCTGACCAACTGCGCGCGAAGCGCCTGGAGCGAGGCTAGCGCGGCGTCGATCACCCGCAGGAGGGCTGCCCTCTCCTCTTGGTCGATGACGTCATCCGCCAGGGCACCCACACACTGGCCCTGCAGCTGTCCGACCCACGCGCCGAGGGTCAGGACCTGGGACATCAGCGACCCCGATGCTGCCGCGTCCGTCTCGTGACGCTCCACCGCGACTAGGCCACACGCATCCAGCAGCGGGCGTAGTATCTGCAGCGGGGTCGAGGTATCCTCGATCAGCCCCAAGATATCTCTCAGCTGCATATTCAGACGCTGACCGCTGGCCTGGGTCCACGCGTCCACGCGGGCCTGGCTGCACCCGAGCACCCTCGCGGCGACCAGGTGCGTGACCCCGACCGCGCTGGCTGCGCTCATGATCTGTCGCTGAATGATTGCCTGCTGCTGCCGCAGACCGGTCATTACGGACATGTGGGCACCCGGCCGTGGATGCCCACATGATGCGCCCCTAGGTAGGTCATGCTGCTGCCTGGGCAGCGGCGAGAAGCCTGTACACCTTCAGCTCTTCCGCGGGAGTAAGACCCATGACCCTTCCCCACGCGCCCAGATTTTCTGCGGTCGGTCGACGATGACCCGACTCCCAATTGAGGACTGTGGTCCGGGAGACTCCGAGAGATTCCGCCACCTCCCTTGCAGACTGTCCGGACGACGCTCGCCGCGCCCGGAGATACGACTCCAACATCGCTCAACCTCATGTTAACTGCTGGAAACATACTCCGATCGCACCGGGACGTCAACCGGCAGAAACAGAGCGTCGGCGACATCCACTCGATATGTCACGCCATGACGGATTGGACCGACCATGAGGCGGCGACAGAGCGACGGATCCGCGATCAGTTGCGGGCGATCGCGCGCGCCTCCGGGAAGACGCAGGCGCGGATCGCAGAGGAGAGCGGATTCACGCGGGCCCACGTCACGAATCTGCTGCGAAAGGCCGGCAAGGGCCTGAGGGTTGGAGCGGTCGAGCGAGTAGCTGAAGCACTCGGGTACCGGCTGATCCTAGTGCCTGACGACGGAGACGCGTGGCGATCACACCTCTCTGAGGGCGAGCCACAAGTCGTGGAGGCGCTACGTGGGGTGGACCCGATTCGGCGGGCACTCCTGATCCGACTGGCGGGTCTCCTTGAGAGCCTCCCCGATCAGGTCGTGGGCACCATGGACGCTGAGCTCCGGTACTGGCAGGGCCGCGTGCATGGCAACCGCGAGCGAGACTAGATCGCTCGCGTCAATCTCGGCAATGTAGGCACGGAGCAGCGCCCTCAGTCTTGTGGTCGCGCTGTAGGCACTCATCCTTTCCCCATTCTGAACATACGTACAGTCCAATAGCTGAATCAGGGCGAACCGCCCTTTTTTGTCCGTGATCAGAAAAATGTTTCTTCTGGTTGACGCCTGATCTCTACGCCACTATGTTTCCTGTAGTTAACAACAGGGAGCACCCAATGCGTAGAGACTCGACACCCGCCTACCCCTCTTCCCGCGTCGGCGCGGCCACATACTCCCCCCAAATCCGCTTTCCCGACGACCGATGTCATCGGGATGACATCGTAGAGTCACGGGACGCGAAAGGCGAGACTATCTCTGCACTGGCCGTCACACCTGGTGACGAAGTCGCCTCGCTGCGGAGGAGGCTCGACGAAGCGAACGCCCGCTGTGGGGGCGCCATTGCCCGCGTGGCGGCGCTGGAGCTGCAGCTGGAGCAGTCGGTGACAAATTGTCTCCGATCCGATGCCATGGCGAGCCGATTGTGGCGCATCTTGCGGATCCGCAGTCGGCAAGCCGATAGGGCATCGGCAAAATCGGCGCGCGGGGACGTCGGGGCAGGGGCCGCAGAATCCGCCCCAAAGTCTGACATTCTTCTCAGGTACTCCCAGGGATCAATCTCCGCGGTCATCCGCATGGATACACGGCCGAGTGGCGCACGGCGATACCTGGTGACCGTCGTGGCCGGGGAGGCCCATACGCAGCTGGCGGTGCTCTGGGCGCAGACCCCCGCAGACTGGCCAGAGGTGTGCGCTCGAGCATTCCGCACACTCCACGGAGCTCTGGAGTCCGCTGAGGCCTACGTCCGCAAGACGGAGGTGTACTGATGGGACCGACTGACGCGATGCCCCCCGCGGCGGATGCGGATGCGGGGGAGGTGGCGTGGGACCGCATGTCGGACGCGCTCTGTGGCCTCATCGAGGCCGAGATTCCGGCTGCGGGAGGTGAGGGATGATGGTCGCCCCTTCAGACCTGCTCCCCGTCTCTCTGTCCACGGAGGACATCATGGAGTGGACGCAGCGCTGGCCCATCAGCCGGTCGCTCGAGCTGTGGGCCTACGTCGATCCACATTTCCGCGAGGAGCCAGACATGGACGAGGCCGCCGCAGAGGTGGTGCGCGGCTGGATTCTGGGCTTGGTCGACGTGCCGGCGCAGTCGGAGGTGGCGTGATGAGGTGGTGGACCGTGTCACTCCATGGCGACATCCCTTTGGCAGAGCGCCAGCAGATCACGCGGATGATCAAGGCAATGGGCGGCACCTGCGCGTACTGGCGTGACCAAAAGGATCTGCATCGCGCAGAGATCCGACTCCCCGAGGAGGCTGACACCAGCCAACTGTGGGTGCATGTGCATCATCTCGTCGCGCCGCACAACGGCCGCCGCGTCCCCAGTGTGCGCACGGTGCGCGGGCGGGTGTCGGCATGACACTCTTCAAAAGGGCAGTGCGAAAGGCATCAAAGCTTCGCATCGGCCTGGTCGGGCCAGCCGGAAGCGGAAAGACGATGACCGCCCTCCGCCTTGCGATGGGCCTGGCCCCTGGGGGCCGGATCGCAGTGATCGACACCGAGCACGACTCGGCGTCGCTGTACCAGGGGGAGTGCGTCGAGGAGGGGCAGATCGATTTTTGCGTCGTCAGCCTCGACGACTATCAGCCTGGGCGATTCATCGAGGCCATCCGTGCGGCGGAGGCCGAGGGATTCGACGTACTAATCATCGACTCCCTCAGCCACGCGTGGTCCGGCGTCCTGGCCGAGAAGGACCGGGTCACCAGGACCGGCGCCCCCGGCATCAAGCGGGGGGACTCCTTTGCGGCGTGGCGGGTCGCTACGCCCATGCACAATGAGCTCGTGACATGCATCCTTGCGTCTGGGATGCATGTCATCGCGACAATGCGATGCAAGACCGAGTACACGATGGAGGTGGGGAGTGACGGCAAGAGCCGCCCAGCGAAGGTGGGCCTTGCCCCCATCCAGCGCAATGGGATGGAGTATGAATTCACGGTGGTGGCCGACCTCGATAACGGGGTATCCACGGTCACTAAGACCCGGTGCAGCCCGCTCCAAGGCCAGGCCTATGAGCATGCCGGGGCCGACGTGGCGGGGATCTTGCGCGATTGGCTGGACGGCGGGGAGGCGGCTCCTGATTTCTTGACTCGGGTGCTGTCCGAGTCGGGAATTCCTCAGGAGGAATTCGATCGATGGGCCGCCGCATCAAAGCGAGACACCATCCAGAGCATGAGCGACGGTCAGCTGTACGCCGCCGCGCGATGGCTCGAGGGGCGTGGAGCTGGCGTGGTGACCGGATGGCTGGCGGACCACCCGTCTCCCTCGCTCGTGGAGGCGTCATGACCCGCCGTGCACGGGCCATGTCGCGGGCCGGCTGGTCTACCCCAGGGGAGATGACGCACGTGGAGCGCCGCGCGTACCTGCGATGGCGGCGCTCCATGAGCCGGCGAGCGTCGGAGGCTCGGGGTCGCACATTGCGGGGTGGGCGATGACGCACGACCCGCAATGGCTGGACGCGCTCGCTGTAGAGGCCGACCGCCTATCTCTGTTTGGGTGGGATGACCCGGCGCTGACCACACCTCGGGTGTGGTCAGGCTCGCGGTCGGGGTCGGGGTCGTGGTCGTGGTCGGGGTCGCGGTCGGGGTCGGGGTTGGGGTCGGGGTCGTGGTCGTGGTCGAGGTCGAGGTCGTGGTCGTGGTCGTGGTCGAGGTCGAGGTCGTGGTCGAGGTCGTGGTCGGGGTCGGGGTCGAGAAATGGGCCCAAATCAGGAGAGGGAGAGGCTGTGAGAGTAGGTGATATCATCCATATCGATGTAATCGGTGGGCAGAGCAGGGTGGGGCGACTCGTCGCCTGTGACGCCATGTGGCTCACGATCGAGGGCGAGGTCCTGATCCATGACCATGGGTCATGGGGGGCATTCGCGGAGGGGCGGTTGGAAGCGGACGGACAGAGGGCACATGTGTCCTGTCTGCCCGCCGACCGTCAGACTCGCCTCCCGCGGCTGCAGTGCATCACTCGGCCATGGGGCGGTGATTTCGAGGCGCTACGCGCATGGGCGGACAAATGACCGACACAATGCCCGGAGGTGAGGGATGAGCGCCGCACAAATCAGGGCGACCCGCAGCACACCCATCCGCGTCACACCGGCGCTGCGGGTGATATCGACCAGGCATATCGATACATGGGTCCTCCTGACGACGCGGGCTCCGATGGTGCGCCGGGACGCTCAGCAGGGCGACGCGCTGCGTCAGCTGTCTCGGTATGGATCCGCGATTTGCCGCCGGAGCCAAGCGTACCGCCCAGGCACCTGGTGGCCCGGTCCCGCACCGATTCTCCGGACCTATCGCCGCACCTTGGGGCTGCTCCTCCGGCGTGGCGGGATGAGTAGTGCCGACCTCTGCGTCGCAACGCAGATGACGAGCCGCGGCATGCGGCACCACATGCGACGCCTGAGCGACGCCATGCTCGTCGACGGGGATTGTGGGCGATGGCGCGTGACCGCCCTGGGCGCCGATCTCATCCGGGATGGGTCCGATACACGACCGCAACCGCGGGTGATCGGGGCCGACGCGCACGACATACTAGACAGCCTGTCGCGTCGCCGACACGGACCTGGGATGACGGCGGCGGACATATCGCAGGACTGCGGGCTGCCCGGCGACGGCCGCCGCCGCGATCGAGCACTGGCCACGCTCCTCGACCGGGGTCTGGCCGAGCGGGTCAGCGAGGGTGACCTAGTCGTCTACTACGCGACCGAGGCGGGCACGGTCTTGCTCCGCCATCTGGCCGACGCTGGGATCTCTCCCGGCCCGGGCCGCACTCCATGACCCCCGCCCAGTGGGCCGGGTGGCTGGACGGCCTCGCCGTGGAGCAGGATCGCCTGCTCGAGCTGGGGCACCAGATACCGCCGGGGATGCTGCTGCCGATGGGGTCGTGGTCTAGGTCGTGGTCTAGGTCGGGGTCGGGGTCTAGGTCGTGGTCTAGGTCGTGGTCTAGGTCGTGGTCTAGGTCGTGGTCTAGGTCGGGGTCGTGGTCGAG